AGAACTATCGTATAATTTTTTAAAGTTCTTTCCTCCTTTGTCTAAAGCATTTGATGTTGATCCCATCATGCACTTACCAATAATCCGGCTACCTAATCTTAAACACGTTTTAGTTACTCGCCAGTTGTTAAGTATATTAGTAGGCTTTTCCCACTTACCACTTTCATCGTGGATTAATAATCTTAATTTTTCCCCATCGTACGAGTTGTCTCCCGTGTTTTTCCAGTCGACCGTGGTGTCAAGCCCGACGATTTCTTCCGGAGTCGCGTTCGATTCGAGTTTTCTTCTCGTAAATTTCGAGGCGGGTACTCTATACGCGAGTTCTGTTTTGGGGCGATCCATTCCGTCCTGGATTGGTTTAAAGAAGAATGGATAGTTAACCGATATTGGTACAACTTTGTCTGTAAACATCTTCTTTGCATCGGGTCCAGATTTGGACAATATACCAAATCGAGCATCCGAAGATATTGTTGCTTGGTTAACTGTCTCGCCGGAAGCCATAAAAGAAAATCCAGATCGCCTATTCTTAAGGTAGCACATACCGTAGCATCTGCTGTCTGCTTTGCAAGCCTCCCAGAATAAATAGAATAATCTGTTTGATTCCCGAAAGTCTGGTTGCCCAACATCAATCTTGGACCACTGCAGGTACATGTAGTGAGTACCAGTAATGTAAGTAGGCTTATCCTTGTTATAAAACCAAAAACCATTTTCACGCCTATTAAATTCTTCGTCAATATACCCATGCCATTTTTCTTTGAATGCGGTAGGATATTTTACCCAATCTGCTTCGCTTTTTATTTTGCTTAGCTCTTTTGGATATTCCGCAGCCTTCCACTTATTTTCGCCCTTAGCAGGCTTATCTTGTAATAGCGGTAATGCAATATGCACTCCGCCTATTAAATATATATCTCCTATTTTACCGGTCTTACTTATAACAACAACATCGTGCTCTTTATCGTAGCCGTATTCCCACTTTGCATAGCGATTTTTTTTCTTAACTGCTTGAGGTCTTATATAGTTTTTAACTATACTATATAAATTTTGTTCGTAAGCCATTACTTGGATCTCCCTTCTGCAAAGCCTTTAAAAGTGGGTTTATCCGAAACTCTCGTGGCTTCTTCAATCATACCCTCTTCTTCTTGTATCCTGTTTAATATTTCAAAGGCGTCTAATATACAAAGCTTTTTAGTAGCGGCAGCATTTTTAAGTCTGTCAGCTGATATATCTTCTTCTGAGTCAACGATCTTTTCCTCTGCTACCTTTACTAATTCTTTAATTGCTTTGCGCCCAGCGGCTATTATACTCCTCTTCGTTTCTATCGAATTCATACTTTATAACAATATCATTTGATTTCATACAATACATAATTTGATTATCTATAACAAATTCCCATTCGCTATTAGGTGTAAACCCTATTATGTCTCCTGGATTGATTCCAGAGCTCTCTAAGGAGCTATTACCTATTTTTAGTATACCAATAAGATCAGCTGTCTTCTTGTTGCTTAAAACGTCTTTATTTTTAACCGGTGCGACAAAACATCTATCGCCAAATGATTTCCAAGTTTTATTTCTTTTATACAAATATACTTGATCGATGCTGCAAAAAAAGTACCCATCTTTTAAAAACGATCTACTGTTCTTTTTGATTCCTTTCATATCATAGAACACTCTAAACACGTTATGATGTATTACGATCAAATCACCTTTCTTGATTGGTGTCGCGAAAGCAGCAGGTGTTTCGACCACTTCTGCGATATTATTAACGTGTTTAAAACTTTCTATAGAGCTATTTGTTATCAGGGTGTGCTCTCCAACCTGTATCTCATTATCATATCTTTTGCCAACTGGCTTTATGATAAAATCATATATACTCCGCATTAATATTCTAAGTCATACTCAACGGATATTGCCATGTTAGAATTGAATTTCTTCCACGGCATTACCTCGTCTTGCTTTTTTATAAATATATTATAAGAATTATCAGACTCTTCGAATATTATATGAGAAATCTCGTGGCCGCCGTAAACTGTCTGTTTAACAGAGTAATGCATAGCTTCGTTTTTATAGTCAGCCCCGATACTAATTTTTCTTATAACACTTCCCATAACCTTATGCTTTAACTTCTTCGTAAGTCCCGTCAGCAAGGTTTATATTAACCGGCCCGTAGTTGGCTTCAATATCCTTTTTAACCTGATCCATATCTTTTTCAAGCATATTAACCTGAAAAATAGCTTTAGCTTTTTGTACTTCTAGTACACCAATATTAGCTAAATATGATTGTAATTCAGTTTGAAGGTCGGTTACTTTTTTTAATTCGTCTTTGGTAATTGTTTTTGGAGCTGTCTCCATCTTTTTTACTTTACTCATTTTGATTTAATTTAATTATTAATTGTTTATATAAGTATACCTATTTTAGGCATTTTCTTTTGGCTTGAAGGATGTGCGATATATATTTTATTATCTTTACCCTTAAATTTTCCTTTGTATCCTTTTGGTATATTACCGTAAGTTGCTTTAGTAGCTACAGAGCTTCTGTTAATACCTTTAGCTTTTTTTGTTTTTCCTTTTGGCAGCTTTTGAGAAGCTGATCCTCCAAAGTTTACTACATTACCATATCTTTGAGCTACTTTGTCTGCAGCAGAGCCGGGCTTAACATCTATAGAACCTGTTTTTTTAGCCTCTACATTGTATTCTTTTACTTTTTTCTTTTTTTCGCCTTCTTTCCCGCCGGAAGCAATCGACATTACTTTATCTATAGCACTCATAGTTAAATTTATCTTATTTATTATATATTCACCTGTAATTTTAAAAAACTTGTTTTTATGGGTTTAATAACTGGTTTATATCTGCGTCAGGATCTGGATTAATACCATTTTGCAATAAAATCTGAATCCATTCTGCTTCGTTTAAATAATAATCAACTTCATCCCAGTAAGTATCCATACATTGATCCGTATTGATAGAACCATAAGCTTTTATATTATCTCTTGTATTATCCCAGCATATAAACCAGGTCTCTTGTGTGGGGTAACAAATGTTTGTACTCATTAAATTTTTTTTTAACATAATTTTATTTTTTATATACCGCCACCATCAACTATAGTCCTACCATAGGTGCTTACTAATGTGGTTCTTGCTGCTTCTGCTGCACCACCTAGCGTATATTTTGAATTACCAAAATCCATAGTAAATGAATTTGTAATGCTTTGTGTTGCCCATCCAATTAGAGTATTGTCGTAATTTAGCGTTGATATACCACTAGAACTTAAAAATCTAGTTCCAGTTGTAATACTTGTAACATCCCAATTTGCTAAATTTTGATCAAAAGCAAAATTATTTTTATTAAACATATTATTTACGTTAGTTACATTACCTGTATTCCAAACACCAATAGGGCTGTTAAATGCATCGCAATCCATAAACATTTGGTCAAATCTTGTAAACGTGCTTGTATCCCAAGTTGAAATGTCTGCATTAAACGCTTGACAACTTCTAAACATATTATCTGCTCTTGTAGATGCCGGAAATGTCCAGCTGCCAAAACTTGCAGGCCCTAATAAAGCTGTACAACCTCTAAACATAGTTTGTATGTTTCCTGATGTATTAGATAAATCTGGCGCATCTGCTGCTGTAACCTGCATATTGTTACATCCGTAAAAAGCATTACCCATTGATGACCATTGTCCAGTACCCCAATTTTTAACTTCTAAAAGTTTTTGTCTATCACCTCCATTATTAAATAATATTCTACAGGCGCCTGTAGGTGTTACAGCTATTTCATAAGTACCAGCAGCAGCATACGTGTGTGTAGATGAATTGTTCTGTCCTGTATCTGTAACGCCATCGCCCCAATCTACATCATAATTACCTGTCCAAGGCAATGTAAATTGATCATTATTAGATGTGCCTGTATTGTCTGTTTTTACAGATATAATGAAGCGCTCATCAACAGTTGTCCCTCCGCCTAAGCGTAGATTAACCATCGGGATACCTATTTTACGCGAGTTTCTTATTGCCATTTTTTTTTATTTAAAATATACTGTAGTAGCTATTAATAGCATCTGATACTTCATCTGCTGTAAAAGTATTTCTTGGAAACCTAGCAAAAGGATAAAAAACAAATTCTTGTACTTTCATATTCGGGGAATTATCACCAGGAGCTGCAGGTAAAGCAAGACCTAAAGAAAATTGAGTTACAAAAGTATTTGAAATATTACCTGTCTTGAGCACGTTTTTATTAGCGCCTATCGCTCCGTTTCTACCTGACGTAGTTTGGTACAAGGTTTGATTGCCTACGTATGTTGGCGATATGCTGGTACTTGTATTTGCAGCTTTTCCTTCCAGTGTTACAGTTGCGTTGGCAATACTGAAAGTATTATTACCTAAAGAAGATAAATTATAAACAACTCTAACATCAGTCCCTTGAGCTCCTAGCTCATTAACTGCGAACATATTGTATAGTTCGGGTTGAGTTAAAGGGTATAAAGAACTGTTATTTAATGCCTTCGCTGGTTCTAAGCCTGCTTGAGTAAAATCAATAGCAGCCTTACCATTTACAGTTATTAAACCAGTTGTGCTTACAATCATAGGTTGCTGACTAGTAA